GAAACCGGCGCGCAGCGCGTCGTTCGCACTCGCGAGACGATCGAGTGGAAAGTGCTGTGGATGAAGATGGACGGCACGCAGATCCTGGAAGGCCCGGTCGTTTACGACTGGAAGCGCATCCCAGTGATCCGCTGCCCGGGCCGCTTCGTGAACATCGAAGGGCGCAAGAAGCTTCAGAGCATGATCCGTCATGCGAAGGACGCTCAGCGCACCTATAACAGCCGCTGCTCGGATATGATCGAGCGTAGCGTGCTGGTGCCGAAGGCGCCGTATCTCGTCACGGCGAACATGATCAAGGGCTTCGAGGCGCAGTGGGCTGAAGCCAACATCGCCTCGCGGCCGTACCTGCCGTTCAACGTCGATAAGGAAGCCGCGAAAGCAGGCATCCCGCTAGTACCGACTCGCGCGCAGCCGATCGATGTGCCAGAGGGCGCCATCGCTCTGGCACAGCAGGCGCTTCAGGACATCCAGGCCACGCTGGGCTTCTTCGATCCGGCGCTCGGCAACGCGGAGGACATGAACCGCGTCTCGGGCAAGGCCCTGGTGCAGCACACGCGCCGGTCCGACCTGGGCACATTTGAGTTTAAAGATGGCTTCGGCGCCGCACTTCAGTTGACCTGGGAGGTCATGATAGACATGATCCCGGGCACGTACGATACGCAGCGCATTGAGCGCATCTTGGGCCCGGATCTGGTCGAGCAGATTGTGCCGATCAATCACGGCCAGGAAGGCGCGGAGCTGCTCAACGACCTTTCGGAAGGGACGTACGACTGCACAGTGACGCTGGGCCCGGACTACCAGACCGCGCGCCAGGAGACTCTGCAGACGCTGATTGACGCCGCCGATACGATTCCGTCGATCGCGCAGTTGTGCGGCGATCTACTGGCGAAGAATATCGACTCGCCCGATAGCCGAGAGATGGCGCGTCGTCTTCGTATTCCGCTCATTCACCAGGGCATCGTCAAGCCGACGCCTGAAGAGCAGAAGAACAACCCGCCCCCGCAGCCCAACCCGCTGCAGCAGGCAGAATTGCAGACAGCCTTGGCCAAAGCGGACAAGGCAAAGTCCGACGCTACGATTGCCGCGAGCAAAGCCGGCGCGTCGGAGCTGGAAAAACTGCGCGTGATATTTGAGACGGCGAACCGCCATCTCCAGAACTTGCTGGCCGCTAAAGAACTGGGTGAACCCAGCGAAGCGGCTGCCGCGGAAGGCGAGGCCTCACAGGCCGCCACCGCGGCGTCCGGACAAAGCCAGGGTGCGCCGCCGCCCGGTGGTCAGCCGAACTCGCAAGCCGCTTGATTGGCGTGTAGCTCAGTTGGTAGAGCAACGGATTGTTAATCCGTCTGTCCGTGGTTCGACCCCACGCGCGCCAGCCACTTTTCGTCTAGGTGAACCCTTCGTTTGCGGATCGTAACCGCGGGAGATTGAACATGGCTTTTGATAGAGATTCGTTGGCTACTTATGAACAGCAGCCGCAGACAATGGTTGAGATTCCGACGCCGCCTGTAGAGGTCGCATCGGATACGCCCCCTCCGGCGGAGAACACAGAGGTAGATCCAGCGGCCGCGCCAGCCGCTGAATCCACGGACCCGGCATCCGATCTTGCCGGTGGCGAGTCTTCGGGCGATGAGACCGATGAGGGTGCGCCCACCTCACCCGGCGAGCCGAGCGCCGCAACTGACGCCCCACCCAAGGGTTCAGCTCGTGCACGCATCATGGAATTGGTAGACGAGAAGAACTCGTACCGAGACTTCGGAAAACTCCAGGCAGCGGAAAACGCTCGCCTTCGCGCGGAGCTGGAAGCGGCTCGGGCCGGGAAGCCCGTAACGCCAGCAGCCCCCGCTGAGGAACCCGCAGCTGCAGCGCCTGCAGACGATGACGTTCCCCCGAGCCCGGAAGATCCGGACGTTCAGTACGATCCCGTGAAACTGCAGCAGAAGAACGTGGAATACATTCGCAAGCAGATTGCGAAAGGCCTCAGCGCTGAGCTGGCAAAGGCGAAGACCACGACTGCAGCCGAGACGGCACAAGCAGCAATTGCCCAGAAGTTTCAGGCCTCGGCCACGGAGTTCGCGAAAGTTACGCCGGACTTTAAGGCCGTGATCGGAAATAAGGAATTGCCGCAACTGGATCCGATGGCGCGCGCAGTTATTGTCCAGGACGACCAATCCGCACAACTTCTGTATGAGATCGCGAAGGATGTGAACGTGGCGAAAGAAATCGCCGCTTTACCCCCGCCGCTACAGCTCCTACGGATCGGTGCGATCAAGGCCCGTCTCGCACAACCTGCTACCTCCGTCACGCCGGCTGTGCCGACAACACCCGCCAAACCGCCCGTGAAGCAACCGAAGACCGTCACCTCCGCCCCGCCGCCGCCCACGCGCGTCCCGGCTGGAGCCGCCCCGAACACGGAAACCCCGTTGTCGGACGAGAGCCTCAGCATGGAAGAGTTCGTGAAACGCGATAGGGCAAACAAAGCCGCAATCCGAGCGTCGAAGCGCGAAGCTCGACTCGGAATGCGTTGATCGATCAACCACAAGGTAATACCTCATGGCCGTTGGTAATTCGCTCGTAACCGCTCAGTGGGTGGCCCGCAAGGCCCTCGTCCTGCTGCACGGCAAGAGCAACTTCACGGGTCGCACGAACCGTGACTATCAGAGCTTGCTGCCCGGCCCCATCCAGGGCGTGATCCTGGGTCAGCAGCTCTCCATTCGTCTGCCGTTCCAGTACGTTGGCCGCACCGGCCCCGTCATGAACGCTCAGGCGTCCGTCCAGCGCTTCGCTAACCTGAACGTCAACAATCAGGCCGGCGTCGATGTGAACTTCACGTCGGTCGAGCGCGCGATGCTGCTGAACAACTTCGAAGAGCAGGTTCTCGAACCCGCCATGGCGAAGGTCGCAGCGATCCTGGAAACGGCGACGACCGCCGTCGTGAACAGCGTGCCCAAGTTCGTCGGCGCGTACAACACCACCGCGACCTTCCAGCAGCTGTTGCTGGCCGAGCGGTTCCTGACGGAGACCCTGGCTCCGGAAGACGATCGTCGGACGTTCCATGCGACCCCGCAGGCGTCCTACTACTTCGTGCAGGACAACAAGGGTCTGTTCAATCCGGAGAGCACGATCTCCGATCAGTGGCTCGAAGGTGTGATCTCGGACAAGGCAGCCGGCTTCGTCTGCTTCCGCAACACCAAGATGCCGACCCACGTCATCGGCACCGTGACCGGCTCAACCCCGGTTGTGAACGGCGCGAATCAGAGCAACTCGGGCGTGGGTAACGCGTTCGTCAGCTCCTTCACGCTGAACACCAACGGGTGGAACAGTGGCGCGACGACCGTGAATGCGGGCGACGTGATCAACATCGCCGGTGTGAACGATGTGGATCCGGAGAGCAAGATCTCGCTGGGCCGCCTGAAGCAGTTCGTGGTCAACACCACGATCAGCGACACCGCGGGCGCCATCGCGCTCAACATCTCCCCGGGCATCATCACCGGTGGCGCCTACCAGAACGTGGATTCCGTGCCGGCCACCGGCGCGGCGATCACCGTGATGGGCGGTCTGCCGGCGGCTGTCTCCGGCCAGACTGTGAAGCAGTCCCTGGGCTGGTACCGCGACGCTGTCGTGTTTGCGAATCCCCCGATGCTGGATCTGTCGCCGCTGGTCAAGATGACCGCTGCGGAGTCCTTCGAAGGGTACAACATTCGCTTCGCCCAGCAGTGGGATCCGTCGAACGATCTGCTCCCGGCCCGTCTGGATACGATCTACGGATCGGTTCTGGCGTACCCCGAGCTGGCGGTTCGTCTGGTCGAACTCCCGGCCTAAGCCGTACCGGACTGAAAGCGCGCCAGTTTGAAGGAACTGGTGCGCTTCTTGTCCACCTCACACAAGGAACTTTCACATGTCTCAATTTGGCTATGGTCACAACGACCCGGTCGGGGCTCCGTTTGACTTCTACTCCGGAGCAGTCGCAGTCGCTGCGTCCACTCCGTACGTGATGCAGTCGGCGACGCTGATTCTGCTCGCTGCGGCTCCCGTAACGGTCGGCGCAATCACGCTGCCTCTGAATCCGCCCGACGGATGCGAGGCGACGCTTGCGGTCCCGGTCGGTGGCAGCACTGTCACCTGCACCGTGGCTGCGAACACCGGTGATCTGCTCTCGGGCACCGCTGCAACCTCGATCGCGACGACCGCTCCGGTGCGATACCGGTACACGTTGAACGGCTACGTCCTGGGCAATTCGCAAGCCCCGGGCGCCACCGCACTCAATGCGCGTACCTGGATCCGCATCAACTAAGGGTTCGCGCGCCGCCCTCACCCGGCGCGCACAACGGCAAGGGGCCGTACTTAAGCCCGCGAGGGTACCTTGACAAGTCGGGAGAGACCGGCCCTGAATTTTAGGAGTGACGCGTGCCGCAGACCAATCAGCAGATCGTAACGGAAGCGTATCAAACGATCGGCGTTGTCGCTGATGGCAAATCCTGCACGCCGACTCAAGGCTCCGTGGGAATCACGGTGCTCAACGATATGCTCGCGACCGAGGCCATCGACGGTACGCGCCTGGGGTGGTACCCGCAGAACTTCGCAACGCAGTGGACCAAAATGTCCCCGTTGGCGGATGGGAACATCGGGGATGTCAAGTACATGCTCGCCGAGAGGCTTGCAGCGAAGAACGGCATCACGATCGATCCGACGAAGGACCTCACGCTGTACACGCTCATCTCGGACGCTAAGAGCCGATTGGCGAAGCGATCCTTGCGGATGTTCGAGTCCGACCTTGGCGAGCTACAGCGCGCTCAGTCGAGCGTGACGGGCAACGGTTACTTCGTTTAAACGATGGCCACCACCGTCTCCATCCCGCTGGGTGACTACGGGCTGCGCGATCCGCGGGCCAGTGGCAAGCAGCTGGTCGGGTGCTTCCCGGTCCCGCTCGATACCGACGCGCCCGCGGGGCAGTCCCCTAACCCTGACGGCAAGCAGATCGCGACGCTACAGCGCATGCACGGCATTGCGCCACTCGCCTCGCTGCTCGTCCCAGGTGCCGAAGACACGAACGTGCGCGGCTTCGATCAGATGGCCGGATTGCAGTACGTGGTGATCGGCCAGACGTTGTATTTCCTCCAGGAAGGCAATGTCCTCACTGCCGTCCCGGGCAGTCAGAATCAGATTGTCCACAACCCAGCCGCAGGCACGAGCGACTTCGTGCGGATGACGAACAATACCGAGTGTCTGGTGATCCTGATCCCCGGCACCAATATGGCATGGTCCTATAGCCCCTCCGGCGGCGGCTTTCAGAAGATGACGCAGTCCCTCTTCCTAATACTCGGCGCGGCGGATATGTGGTTCGTTGATACCTACATAGTCTTATTGGCCGCTACCTCCGTCACACCGGGCGCTCCTGTGGATACGCCGACTGCGACGGTCGAAGGCGCCTCGTATACCTTTTACAACGACGACGGCCTTCAGGTATCGGGCGCGGGTCAAATCACTTTCACGAGCGCCGCCTCGTTCACGCGCGAGTTCGGTACCGACCTCTTTGTGGGCGGTATCATCGATCACCGCGAGATCCTGTTGATGGGATCGAAGACCTCAGAAGGATACGTGAACGTCGGCGCCTCGGTTGGTACCCCCTTCCAGGCCGCCCCCGATAGCTTCATGCATAAGGGTTGTCACTACCTGTGCGGCTACGCAATCGCGATGCAGGACGAGGCGCCCATCTGGGTGGCCAATGATTTGACGGTCCGTCGCCGCAATGGGCAGACGCCGATCAAGATCTCAACACCCGCGATAGATGAGTTCCTGCAGACGGCGAATCTCTTCGGGTGCTACGCGCTTACACCGACGGTAGACGGTCACCCTCTGTGGGTGCTCACCGTTCCGGCCTCCTCGCGCACAGTTGTGTACGACTGTTTGACGCAGAAGTGGTTTGACCTGGAGTCCGGGTTCAATCAGTTGGGGTATTGGCGCCCGCTGTGCTCCACCAACTGGCGCGGGTTGCAATTGGTGGGGGATTCGCAATCTCCGGCCATTGGTTTCTTGACGCCCACCACGTTCGCGGAATTCTATCCGTCCTTTGGAGAGCCCGAGGACGAAAATATCGCTCAGGCACTGCAGATTTGTTCGTTTACGACCCAGGGCATCTACGACGGCAATAACCGCATTACGCACCGTCGCGTCGAGGTGGTGATGACCCCAGGCGGCGCGACCGGGGTGACCGGCGGATCGAGCGTTCGACAAAATCCGCTCACCGGCGCAAGCGGCTTCTACGCGCCGCAGGTGGAGCTGTACTGCTCGGACAATGGGTACGTGTTCGAGTCATTCACGGATCCGGTGCTACTTGGCGCGCAGGGCGACTATGACAAGCGGGCCTTCTGGTTCAACTTAGGGCAAGCGCGCATTCGTTTCTACCGTTTCCGCGTGACGGAGCCGACACCGCTCTTCACGGTGGACATCCAGGCCGAACTACAGGGCGGCAAGTGGTAACGCTATGACGACGACGTTAAACGTGCGGCCGGGATTGAGCGCACCGCTGGTGAACAGTATCCCAAGCACGTGGGATCCGCAGTGGTTCCGTCGCTGGATAACAGATTTCCTGAACCCTCAGCAGATCACCGCTGGTGCGGCAGCTGTCATTGACGCAGGTAACATCCACTATGACATCTCCCCTGCCGAGAGCGCAGCCGGCGTGACGCCTACCAACTACTCGATTAGTTCCCATGCCCAGATCGGGGGGTGTTTGCTGGAGCGCTATGGAGGAGGGATTGGTGAAAGCGCTACGCTCAATAGCGCAGCATTTGTACAAGCCTCACTGGTTGCGGGGCAGTGTGATTGCCCGATTCTTCTCACCGCAAATTCTGGGGTGTGGAGTTTCAATTCCCCTTGGATCTTAACCGGGACAAGTCAAAACTCAGGAGGGCCTCCCACTGGAGCGTTAGGGGCTCGGGTGCAAGGGTATCTGGGGCGTCCTGAGGTTAACTTCTCCGGCATTTCCAACACCACCGATGTCATACAGTTAGGCGGCATCACCATGCCACAGGTTGCGATTCAGGACCTGTCCATTAATTTCCAAGGTACTGGGCGAGATGCCATTGTTAATTCAGGCAGTAGTTTTGCCCTCTATGAGAATTTGTTCCTGGAGAACTGCGCACGAGATACCGATGTATGTTCGGTGTCAGGTACCGCTTTCGTCCAAAACCGCACGGTGCGAAACGTTTACGTTTATAACACCGGCCGACACGCCAGACGCTATCAATTGGCGGGTTCAGGGGGGGCTTTCGTCAACGAGGAGTTGACGGAGAACTTCAATATCTCCGGGGTCTCAGCCCTCACTGCTGGCGGCGCTGCAGTGTATATGACCAGTAGTGCCTCAGGTGCTGGGTCCAAGTTCGCTAATCACAAGTACTCGAAGATCTCCTGGGATAACGGCTACCAATCATCTTACCTTCCCTCAGGGCAAATTCCTGCCGTAAGCCCCTTCGTCATCGATTCAGGCGCGTTACAGAATAACGTGATTGAAGGGGCAGGCGGGTGGGAGAACACCGGAGCGGTCTCACCGGGTGCTGGCTATGCCATTCTCATCACCGGAGGGGCGACAGTTTCAGGCTTTGTCATGCGCGCGGGGTTGGTGACCAACTCCTACTGGGGCAGCAATGGAATTCCCCCGGCAGTCACGCAAGGATTGGCGGAGGAAACCTCCTTCAATCGCGAGACCCGCATGCCGATGACGGTGCTGGGAAATAACACTTCGGGTACTTCGGTACTGCCTGACTATAGTGCCATTCGCACCGGGGCTGCAACCACTCCTGGTCCTTTGTTCGGGCAGGATGCGTGTGGAAGCTTGATCAACTCCACCTCTAACACCGGGATCACGTGGCTGCAATGGAACGGTAATGTCATCTTCTTCACCAGCGCCAATCCCAACTCAGGGGCGAGTGCGACCTGGACGCAGATCGGATCAATAACCGCTACCGGGGGTTTTCGGCCCGGGGCTGGATTCTCAGCCATCTATAGTGGTACCGGGGCGCCAAGTTCAGGCTTAGGGGCGAATGGAGATTATTATTTCCGCCAGGACACTCCGGGTACTTCAAGTCAGAGAATCTACATCAAGGCCTCAGGGTCCTGGACGGCCCTTACAGTATGAGTGATTTAAGGAGCGTAATGGATGATCGACGCCGAGCACGAAGTTATCCTGGTAGCCAACATATGACGGATGATGAGATCGAGCGGGTGGCTGATCGGGTGTTCGAGAAGATGCAGGCCCAGATTGGCAAGAACGCTATTCGGGCCTCCATCCGGGCCTCGGACGACTTCGTACAAGCGATGCAGAACTACCAGCAGAAGTCCGATGATCAGCGTCAACCAAGCTAGAGTCGCGGATACGTTGGTCGGAGTCTCAGGGGGAACCTTCTTGACCGCTCATTGGTTCCTGGTCGCGGACAAGCTCATGCACTTTGGCGCCGAGACGGTCTCGGTGGTCACGGGCGTCAGCGCCGCGTTGTTCTACATTCCGGTCGTATACAGGAGAGCAAAAGTGTTGGTCGCAAAACTTTTGCTGAAGACATGACGCCCCTCGATGCGCGCATCCCCCAACAGCTGCTGACAGATATCGACGCAGCAGAGGGCGACTCCCTCGTCGCCTATCTCGACACGGCAGTACCCCCGAATTGGACCATCGGCCGTGGGCATGAATTGCCGCGGCCGATGGTGGGCCAGACGTGGGCTGGGTTCACGATCTCCCAGGCAGTGTCTGATCGCTATCTGCAGGAAGACATCCTGAAGGTTTATCCGTGGGTCGAGAAGCTCGCGGAGTGGCCGAAGATGGACACACCGTGCCGCCAGAACGCACTGCGCGAGATCGGCTTCAACATGCGCACCCGGTGGAACTCTTTCACCGTGACGCGCGCCGCGGCCGTGGTCGGCAACTGGCGGGCGGTGCACGACGGACTCCTCGACAGCGAGTGGGCCAAGCAGGTGCAGCCGCACGAGTGGGTAATGGGTCTGTGCAAGGTCTGCCATCAGCCCGAGGCGACTTCCGGTCCGCGAGACTACTGCAAGGGGCGAGATGGTCGGGCGACGCGCCTTGCGCGTTATTTCCTCAAGGGCCAGTACCCGTGATCCATGCGTTGAAGAAGATGTTCATGGAGCGCGATGGCACCACCTTGTGCTTCGTGCGCACTGCCGTCGCGGTCGGTCAGGCAGCGTACTTCGCTCTCACCGGACTCGCCATCAAGCATGGGCAGCAGATTGATTTTGTCAGCTGGGCCACCGGTTACACCGCATTGATCGTCGGTGGCGCGGGTGGCGCGCTGTTGAAGTTACAGACAGAGGACCCAGGCCCATGAGCGCACTACTCGCACTGATTCCGTTGAAGGACTGGTTTTACGCCGGCCTCATCGCGCTGCTCCTGATCTTCGGCATTCACGAGTACCAGGACATTGAGGCGAAGGGCGCCGCACATGAACAGGCCGCAGTACTTGCCGCGAGCGCGAAGGCTGACGCCACCGCGAAAGCGCAGATCGCCAAGGTGACCGCGGACTACTCTGCAGCCATCGTGACCGTAGGAGAGAATTATGCCAAAGCAATTCAGAGTGCCGATGCTGCTCACAGCGCTGATCTTCAGCGCCTGCAGCAGCGTGCCGCAAGTGGTAACGGTACCAACACCTCAGTGGGTAGTACCGGCTCCGCCAGCGCGACCGCAAATGCTGGGACCGCCCGCGCTCTCGCGCTGGGAAGCGTTCCTGCAGAGCGCGCCCTAGACCTCGCCGATGCCCTCAGGGCAGACGACGCAGCACTGATCCAGTGCTATGCAGAGCGCGATTCGCTGACAGGTAAATAGAATGTCCACTGCACCCGCGATGAGCGGCACGAACACTTCGATCTCCGGGGGTACTGACCTCACTTCGATTCTGGGTAATCTGCTCGGCGTTGGCGCGACCACGGCCAACAGCGTCATTGGCGGCAATAATACCGCCGCCGCCCAGGTTGCGGGGGAGCAGGCCGGCATCAACACGCTGGGCACAACCCAGACCAACATCAGCAACCTGCTCGGCACGCAGGCGCAGACCGGCAACGCGGCGATGACGAATTTGAGTACCTATCTAGGGCTCAACGGTCAGCCCGCGGACTTCAGTCAGTTCTACAACACGCCCGGCTATCAGTTCGCGGTGAGCCAGGGTACGAACGCAATCCAGAGCGCCGCTGCCGCCAACGGTAGCGCATACACGCCGAACACGCTCGCTTCGATCGGCAACTACGTGCAGGGTGCCGCTTCGACCAACTATAACAACTACATCAGCAATCTGCTGGGTACGAGCCAGCTGGGCGTGAGCGCGAATCAACTCGGCACGACTTCGAATCTGAGCACGGGATCCAGCATCGCGCAGTTGCAAGCCGCGCAGGGTTCCGCGAATGCTTCAGGCGCAGCGAACACGTCCAGCTCGATCGGCAACGCGCTGTCAGCGCTCGGCGGTTCAAGCGGGATCGGCGCGCTGCTTACGAACCTGCTGGGCGGCAACGCCAATGCGTCCGGTTCATCGAGTACGCTTGGCGGCTTAGGCACGGCGATCAACGGGCTCTTCGGGGGCACCGGCACGGCCGGTTCGATGACCTCAACGCAACTGTCGAACCTGCTCGGCAATGGCGGTCTGTCGGAGACGAATAATTCCGCGTACGACACAGACACCAGCCTCTCGAACGCGCAGCTGGCCGCGCTCTACGGCTTCGGTACCAACGACACGTCTGGTAGTTCAAACAGTTCGAACAATTCGGGCACTTCGTCAAGTACCGATACCAGTACTCAGGACTATCTCGACAATTTTCTAAATACGAGTTTTAGCAGCGCTGGCGGGCAAGCCGCCACGACGAACCTGGGGGGCCTGACCGACGCACCCACTGGTTTGAATCTGAATCTGCCGACGACCTCGGGGTCGACGGCGACGTTGGCGAGCGGGAGTAATCTGCTCGGTGGCGCACTTGGCGTCGCTGGCGGTATTGCCTCGGGTACGCCCACCGGATACGCGTCCGCTGGTTTGAACGCCACGAAGCTGGTCTCCAGTAACCCGATCACGAGCGGGGGACTTGGCACGAACGCGAGTGCCATCAACACCGGTGCCGGAGACGCGATCAACGCGCTCGGTATTTACACCGGCATCAAGACCGGTGGCGTCGGAGGAGATGCTTCTGCGGCTGTGAACGCCGCGCAGCTGGCGACGAAAGGCCTCGCAACAACCGGTGCGATCTCAAGCGCCACCGCAGGCACTGCCCTGGGCGCACTGAACCTCGCGGCGATTCCGCTCGACCTTTACAACGAGGTGAAGTCGTACCAATCCGGCGCCACGGCCAGCGACGCGCTGAGTGGATTGCAGACGGGTGCGGCGATTGGCTCGTTCTTCGGGCCTCTAGGCACGGCGATCGGTGGCGTGATTGGCGCAGCCGGAGGCGCAATCGCCTCGGCCTTCGGCGGCGGTAAGAACGATCCGGAGACGTTGACGGACAACAATATCGATCAGGCTCTGGCCTCGGGTAGCGCCACCGCGGCGTCCACTGGGCTCGACTCCCCTGAGGGCGCGTTCCAGTACGTCACGGGTGTGATGGACGCAAAGAACGCGACTGCGGGCCATAGTCAGCCGATCGAGCAGATCTTCGGCCGCGAGGGCGAGACCAGTCTTACCAATCAGATGGCCTCGCAGATCAATAGCGCAGTCAGCTCGGGTCAGATCTCGATGCTGTCCAATGGCGGCGTCGCGTTCAAGACCGGTGGCGGCACCGTCGAGTACTCGGCCGCGGATGCGCCGGGGCAGATCTACTCTCAGATCGTCTCCCCATGGCTTAACTCTAAGGGCGCCGCGATCTCGGGCGATTCGGTGGATCTGAATGGCGCCAACCAGGGTCAAGCGCTCCAGACTTCACTGCAGACGCTGATCGGTAGCTACATCAGCGGAAACCTAAATTCTAAGACGGCACTGGACAGCAGTGGCCAGACTGATTCAACATTGCCCGAGTTTCTCGGGTTAGAGGACGCATAAATGGCTGACGTGACTGCACCAGGACCGATCCAAGACTATGGTCCGCTGCTGAATTCTCAGCAGACGATCCAGACGGGCAACGCGAATACAGCGGCGCTCACGGGCCTCACGCAGGCGCAAACTGGACTCGTGGGTCAGCAGACGACTGCGGCGGGTCTCCAGAATCAGCTCACCGCCATGCAGATGCAGCTGTTCAAGACCGGACTGAACGGTTTGCTGGTGGGTCAGCAGACGGGTAGGACCGATCAGAGCGGCGAGGACGGTCCCGCAGCGACGAACTACTTCGACTCTGCCGCGGTCGATGCCGGCCTGCGTCAGCGGTTCTTCGTGAACCCGGCCGGCACCCCCGCCCAGCAGAAGCAGCTGCAGCTCGCGGCGCTGAGCGGTAACCCGGGTCTTCTGGAGTATGCGAAGCAGCAGCGCGATCTCGGTGTGCAGTCCTCGGTCGCGCAGAACCAAGCTGACGCCAGCAACGTGTATGACAGCATGGCCTCGGTAGTCGCCGCGCGCGATAGCGGCGTCTCGCCCTTCGCCGCGCTTCAGGCCGTCAACCCGGCCGCTGCCGCGCAGATCGCGCAATCAACGGATGACCCGACTGAGCGCGACAACGCCGCCGCTGCGCTCGCCTCCCACGTGGCCGCGAACGTCCATCAGTACACCGGTCGACCCGTGGAAGCAGGCACCGACGGCGTGTATCGCGATAAGACCACGCAGCTGCCTGTCGCGGGGCTCGCGCAGGCGGGTCTGACCACGGCTCAGTGGATGGATGTGGCGAAGGACGCGTACAGCCTCGTGCCCATTAAGAATTCGGACGGTTCCGAGACCCAGGTACCGAAATATATGTCGCCCGGTCAGCCCGGTGGCGGTAATGCGGCCGCTTGGATCAAGGCGATGGCGCAGCAGCGGTATGGCGGAGCGGGCACCTCTCCGACGATGGGCGGCGCGCCCGCGGCCCAGGCCAACGCGGCGGCTAATGCTGCGAGCAAGGCCGCCAAAGCCTCCAATCCGCCAGTGCCTACGGACAGCGATCCGCAAACGGCCAAGGCGCTCGCGGACCCCAGCTACCGGTTGACGAGCCAGCCGGATCTGCCGACGTTCAAGGCCGGGCAGACGCCCAACACCGAGCAGGCCGCCGCACAGGCGGAGGTCGGTACCGCGCGCAAGGAAACCTTCCAGGACACGCAGAAGCTTATTTCCGCGAACCAGCAGTCTTTGACGTTCTACCGGGCCGCGCAGCAGATCATGAGCAATTCAACAGCGTTCACGCCGGGCGCGTACGCTAGCGTCTTGCAGGAAGCGAAACGTTGGATCCCGGGCTACGACTCGCTCGACACGAGCAACTACCAGGAAGTTGCGAAGTACCTCAGCAATGCAGCTTTGCAGAGCGCGAGTCAGATCTTCCCGAAGATGACCGACACGGCCAAGAAGCTCGCGCTGACCACGTTGAATCCGAACACCGCGCAGAACCCGACTGCAGTCAAGAACATGATCACCACCAACATGGCGAACTCGCAGTACCTGATTGACACCGCGGGCCGATTCCGCAAATACAACATGGCGGGCAATGACCCGCGCTCGTTCTACGACTGGAATCGTCAGTACTTCCCCCAGGAGAGCGTGGTAGTCCCGCCATCTGGTACACTCCCCGCTGCGGCCGCCTCGCAGTTGAAGGAAGGCACGCACACCACGTTCAAGAACGGTCAGGTCTGGACGTTGCAGAATGGTAAGCCGACACTGGTGAGTGGACAGTAATGTCTGATTGGGATGTAGCCTCAGAAGCCGCAGCTCCGCAGCCTGCTCCCGTGGTCGATCCGACCACGGGACCTACCCCTGCGCCCTCGATCCCCGCGGCCGCACAGACCGCAGCGGCGCCGACTGATGAGTGGAGTGTGGCGGCCGAAGAGCCCGCGCCGGTCAAGAAGGATAAGCAGACCGCACTCGGCGGCGCGAACGCCGCAGCCACGGGGTTCAACTCCGGTGTGCTCGATGTCGTGGGTGCGCCCGTCGATACCGCGCGCAACATCAAGGAGATGGCCAAGGCCGGCGCGGGCGTGGTCTCGAAGCTCACCACGGGCACCATCCCAGACTGGTTGCAGCCGGAGGATCCGGACAAGTACAAGTATGATGTGGGCTCGTCCCAGTGGCTGAAGCAACAGGTCTCGAACCTGGGCGCCGGCAACCTCGTCAACTCCGTCCAGAAGACCAAGCTCAATCAGTACCTGAATGCGGGCGGCGAGGGTGCGGGGGCAACCCTGGCGTCCGGTGGGAACCTGCCGGCGGCCGCCGCGGGCGCGCTGGGCGGCGCGGTCAGCCAGCAGGTGGCCGACTCCGGGGCCCCTGATTCGGTGGCAGCCATGACCGGCATCCTGACCGGCGCCGCGGTGCATCATCTTACCTCGCCCGGAGCCCCTGCGAAGGCCCCGGGAACGGCGGTATCGACCTCGGGCGTCCCGAACGCCGAGGACATGCTCAACGATTTCTGGGACTACTGGAACGTGCAGGTAGACCCCGCCGAGCGCATCCTGAAGACCCCCAGCCTGCCCGGTCCCACGCCGGCAGAGGCGGAAGGGTCCAGCAAGAAGGCCGCCCCAGCGGCTCCAGAAACCGCACCGGTGGCCGTCGGAAAGCCCACGCCGGGCTCCGCCGCAGTCCCGACCGAGACTGACGCGGAGGTCCAGCAGGCGACCAAGGCCCAGGACTTCTCCGCCTCCGCGGTGCCTCCGGACCATTATGTCATCACGGCCGACGGCAAGGCATCCCCGTTGGTCGGTGCCGACGCGGCTGACACCGTCGCCGCGCCGGGCACTGTGATCGTCCAGAAGGGCGACGGCGCCAAGAAGGTCACGATCGTGTCCAAGGGCGCGGACCTGGACGATAAAGCCGCCCAGGGGGCCCTGGATCGCGCCGTAGAGGCTGGCGAGCTGACCTCCGAGAAGGGTCAAGCGCCGTCCACGACGCCCGACGGCGGGGTTGAGGTGAATGAGGCACCGCTGCCGCAGTCGGCGCCCGAGCCCTACATCCACCCGAACGATACTCACCCCATGCGCAACGGGGTGCCGTATGCCATGGTGAGCGCCGAGCGCCAGGACGCCCCGCCGCAGGAGAACGCCCGCAATACCCAGATCCTGGGCCAGTACCTGCAGGCGGCTGGGCTGCGATCCGCGCCGACCCAAGGCCAATACCTCGGCGTCCCCGAGCACTCTTACGCGGTCTCCACGCCCACGCCGCAGGCCGCCGATTTCGTCAACAAGGTGGCCCAGCAGTTCAAGCAGGACAGTGTGATGCACGTCGACGCGAATCAGAACGCGACGCTGCACTACGGGGACGGCCGCCAGGAATGGCTTGGAGCCATGAAGCAGGTACCCGCCAGCGAGGCGAGCACCTATGCCGGTTGGACCCGAGATGAAAATGGGAACTTCTACACCGTCAAGCCGCCCGAGGCCGCCGCGCCGACAGGGGTACGAGCGGGCCCTTCGAAGTCAATCTTCGCAGATCCCGCCAAAGTCGGCGGCGTCGCGGAAGTCGGTGAGCCTGAGCAGGCGCGCCGAGCTTCGACGTTTAAACGCATCGGGCTCGACGAGGTCCGTCAAAGCGCCCTGACCGGCAACGCGAAGGAAGCCGCGAGCGATTTCCAGACATCCAAGCTCGATCACCCGGTTGGGCAGCGCATGACCGCGCTCCAGGAGTCGGAAAGGAACGCGCTGATCCAGCACGCGGACAATCTCGTGTCGGACTCCGGGGGCACCAAAGGTCTTGCCCAGCCCGACATGGAGGCGCGCGGGCGCACGCAGGCCGCGCCGATCGACGGGTACGACCAGCATCTGGAGAAGGCCACTCAGCGCATCTACGATATCGCCAAGACCGTTGCTGCGGGCAAGCCGATCCAGACCGACGGGCTCGCGAACTTCCTCACCAAGAAGAAGTCTGAGTTCCTCGGAACCGTCGAGGGCAAGCAGTTGATGGAGGGCGTGCTCTCGCGGATGAACGAGCTGGGTCTCGTGGGCGACGACAATGAGACCTTTCACCCCGCGACCGTCGAGCAGGCCGAGCGCCTGCGCCAATACATCGGCCAGCAGTGGCAGCCGAAGTTGACGCAGCTGATCTCGATGCTGAAGAATAACCTCGACAACGACGTGGCCGCGAGCGCCGGGCGCGACATCTTCAAGCAGGCGCGCGAGATCCGCGCACTGCGCTCGAAGATCCTGGAGGAGCCCGAGGCCGTCTCGAAGTTGCTGCAGCCGAAGGAGGCCAACCGCCTCGGCATCAACCGCAACGTGCCGTTCACGGAAGTGCCGCGGTATCTAGCGGAGCTGGAGCCGGATCAGTTCGGCCACTACATCGATGTGCTCAAGCAGGCCGCGACCGCAAGCCCCGAGTTGTGGAGTAAGTCCCTGGCCGCGCTGCGCGAGGTGCGCGCGCAGTATGCCAACGAGATCCTGGCCGCGGGTAACAAGACCGCGGGTGCCTGGAACCAGAAGGCCGTCAACCAGTACCTGAAGGATCACGAGTTGAACATGCGCAAGGTGTTCACCTCCGAGGAACTGGGCAAGTACCAGGACCTCGACAACGCGGGCCGCTGGCTGCATCAGGACAAGAGCTACCCGGGTGCTGAGGCGCAGAAGCAGAACTTCATCACCAACGGGATCTTGAAGGGCGGCGGTCTTGCGGCTGAAGGCGCCGGTGCGGCCATGGGTCACATCCCGGGCTGGCTCGCCGGCCGGGCGATCCACGGCGCTGCGAACTTCGTGGCGGACAAGGCGCTGGGCCGCACGATCGAGGGCCGCATCATCGATCTCAACGGACGCAAGGCGCCGAAGTCTGAGATCACGACTGGAATGCACGGTGATGGCCCGCGGCCACTGAGCGGTGCGTCCCCAAAAGAACGCGGCGGCCCTAAGGCTGCCGGCAACCTGCTGTTCCGCCACTTCTCGAACCTGGATGACTACAAAGTCACCCTGGATCCGAACAAGTACGGCACCGGGTTGAAGGGCCGTGAGGCCACGCGCGTGGCGGGCGGCGCGCCCAAGTCGATCAGTCTCTACAGCATCGATCACCCAGACAATCAGGTGGAACATGAGCTACGAGGACGCACTGAGTATCGAGTTTCTGTTCCCCGCTCAAAGCTATATGACCTGTCGGCGGATCCGAAGGGCATCATCGACAAGGTCATGGCGCGCAACGATGGCGTGTACGACCACACCCAGGTTGAGAAGGCCGTCAAGACTGCCGGTTATCTCGGCTATCATCTCCCGAATGGCGATGGCATCTTCAAAGGTCAGGCTCGACTCTTCCAACCGACCCAGGCGGTGCGTGTGGATCAACTGGGCCCGTCGCAGCCGCGCCGGCCGTTGAGTTTATCACTGCCCCGCCAGCGCGGTGGGCCGAAGTTCGAGGCGCCCAGTGCAATCACCAAGTACCTGACGGAACCGGAGAAGGCGCAGCTGCGCACTGACACCGCCATGCGTATGGTCGAGGCGTTCCACGAATTGCCCCCCACGCACGAGCTGGCGGCCGCTGCGCTCGCAGGACAGGCCAAGCGCGGTTGGTACGATGATAGTGCGAAGGCGATCACGAACGTCTTCGGGCCCGACGCGCCGCGCTTCACTGCGCTCTTGGCCGCGATGAGCCCGCAGACCTCCGTGCAGATGAACTTCCACAACGCGCTGCGCACCTTCGTCGGCTGGGACAAGGCCGGGCGGCCCACCGATCCCGGCGAGATCAAGTCCATCATGGAGCAGAACTCACTGAAGAGTCCTGTTGCCAAGGCGGAAGGCAAGTCCAACGTGCTGGGCGCCTGGGTGAACAACTCAGTGCGCGCGCTCACGGATCCGGACCCCGAGAACCTCACGCTGTCGGGCCCGAAGGTCGACTCGTTCATGAAGAACCTGCAAGGTCATGTGAACGCCGTCACACTCGATGCCTGGATGGCAAGCTTCGCGCACATCGATCAGAACCGCTTCGCGGGCGGTCTCACGAAGACCGGGCCCGGCAAGTCGCCCACGTACCTGGGCTACTCGGCCAAGGTACGCGAAGCGGCCGCCATGCTCACCAGGAAAACCGGTGAGAAGTGGACACCCGCGGAGGTGCAGGAGACCGTTTGGTCCTGGGCGAAGACCGCGTACGAACACGCCGACGAATTCGGTGGCATGGCCACCATCCCTGAGTTGGTGAAGAACGGAGAGATCACCGATGAGCTTATCAAATCCACCCCCGCCTTCCATACCCTCTTCCAAGAAGCCGGGCACAGTAACGTCCTCAGAGATTCTCGATTCAGTGGGGGTCTTGAGCGACTACATGAAGGGACGGGATCAGACCCCGGCAGCAGCTCTCCAAGCCAAAAGGCAGACGCTGCTTCACGCTCTCTCAGGACACACCTCTACAAAGCCGCCGAGCGCCTAGAGGGCGTCAGGCAAGAACGATCTGCGGCACGAGGCAAGAGCGCCTCCCCGCTGCTCGGTGACGATGACACGGAGTTTTAAATGGCCGCAGCTTCTGGAATGTTGTTTGATGATCCGCAGGCGAAGCCGTTGAGCGCCACCGGTGACCCCATGCCCGGCGCCTACTACCTGTTCTACAATACCGGGGGTCTGGTACCCCAGCAGGTGTATGCGGATGGCCTGCTGTCGACCCCTCTTTCACAGACGCCAGGGCAGGCTCAGCCCAGCTGTACGGCAGATGCTAACGGCCGGTTCAATCCGATTTACCTCAACCCGTCGATCACCTACCGTGTGCAGCTCTACAACAGCTCAGGGCAGCTGCTAGAGAATGTCGACCCGTACGTAGTGGGTGCCTCGATCGCGGCCCTCACGGGCGCCACCGGCAGTGGCACGGCCACCTTGAGTGATGGCACGAACACGACCACCGTCAGCTATGCGTACTGGCTCTCAAACGGCGGCACCGTGTGCACGCTGCAGGTGTCGTCGGGCCTGATCACCTCTGCCACGACGAATCTGTTCATGAACAATCTGACGGGCAGTGGTTGGCCGACGATGGTGGCCGGAGGTGACACGTTCCACTCGATCCCGGCCGAGAATAACTCAGCCTACATCACTGCAGTCGCCCAGCAGGGGTTCAACCAGACCATGACCTTCCAGGCGAACCCCGTCACGGGTGCGGCGTCTTGGACCATCGGGGGCTCCAAGGGATTCCCGGTCGGCTTCACCATCACCTACCCGGTGAATGGGATCCTGGAGCACTAGAGCTTCATCCAGGTGATGGGTAGTCCGCAGCTGACATCAACTTTGCATGTCACTGCGCACGCCTCCTGCGCGCTGGCCCCCAGATGCATGGCGGTCATCGCGCCCTTCCTTCCTGAACCGATCGCATAGAATCGGCCCAGTGCCGGCACGAGCCGGCACAGATGGTTCGCGGTGAAGAGCTTGCGACCGTCCCACACCAGCACCTCGAAATCCTCTTCGAGGTCCAATTGAGTCAGAGACTCAGGCGGCTCCTTCCCCGAGCCGTACCAATCCAGAAACACCATCCCCGAATACGAGCCACCCGCGGTGCCGATGATATGATCGCGGCGCCCGATCTTCTTGCGGAAGAGCTTCTCGCATTGGCTGTGCGTGTCATCACCCCAGGTCTCTCGCGAGTCCGCGGCGATGATTCCACTGCGCACCGCGATGACGGTCACGGGATGGCCTTCCTGCGGAAGCCATAGTCGCGTCCATCCACTGCGCTCTCCAGCGCCGGATTGCTGTTCATACAGTGGCCACCACTTACTTTATGTCCCGGGCAACCTTCACGGAAGCAAACATACTCCCAGGCATCGACCTCAGTGGCGGGCGGCCACTGATCGGAGCTTTGAAACGGACCCGGGGTCTGCGAGTACACGGTCGGGAATTTGGGGAAATCCTGGCCGAGGATCGGACCGCGGGACTCCAGTGGCGCGCGGCGTGCGGCTTCGTCGACGCACTCCTGCGATACCCAGGCATAGCCTGCGGCATCGGTCATGTTGTCGCGCTTCGGGTGATTCACCTGCCGCGAGAGCTTCACGCAGATCATAGCCATCGCCATTTCGTGAGGGCTGATCGGTTCGCTCAGCTTGTGCGCCAGCAGCGCCGAGACGAGCGCCGCGGTGCGCGTGTAATCATCCAGCGGGTGGCCGTAGTCTTTGGCGCGGTCGCCGTGCGTGAGACGTTGGGCTTCCTGCAAAATACTTTCAGTTTCGGTAGTCATTCACATCCTCTCCCTCGAATTGATACGGAACCCGGCTTGCTGTAGTCGGACTCGGCCAAATATTCCTGCCACTTCGTCCAGCCCTTTGGACACCAGAAGCCCCACTCGCGGCGAAACGGTGCACGGAACCATAGTGACCATACTGCACCGTGGCCCTCCCTCAGCTCGATCCGGTGCGGCATCTCGCCGCGACGGAACACGACGGAACCCGGACCGCACCAGCGGCGCTTCGGCGGCTCCCAGGCGTGCGAGGTGACTTCGTAGTAGCCACCCCACAGCACGACCGTCCAGCTGTCGCCTCGGTGGTCATGCAGTGCTCGATCGTCATCGCTCTTGAACCAACGATGCAGGTTCAATCGCCACCCGCGCCGATAGAGCCACTGCGGCACCCACAAATGCCAGCGGTGGGTCTGTGGGTTTTCCTTCGGCCCTATGATCAGGTCCGGGTACTTCATGACTAGAGCCTCCAGCTCCCGTTGATGACGTTGATCATGGTGCGCTTCCCGTTGGCGTACACCAGCACATGCGTGTTCAGCCAGCCCGACGGGCCGCGGTTGTAGCCGCGCTTGAGAAGTGTCGATGTACCAGCGCGCCACGCCCCACCCATGATGCCTGGGGCGTGACAGTCGCCAGCGATGGTCTTAACGCCGAGCTTGGAGTAATTGGCGACGGTGCCCCTACTTCCATTGGGCCCGAGGTGACCATGCATGCCCACCTCGATATCAGCGACCTTATACGATTCATCATAGTCGAGCACCTTCACGCGTGAGTCGTTGACGAAGTGGAGCTTGGCGAACTCGATGTACGCGTCGAGCCGCTCGGCATCATCCGGATGCATCGTGGAGGCCTTCTTGACCATGGCGCTCGCGCTGTCCAGGTAGAAAGCGCGGTTCTTCGGGCCGATCTTCTTCCAATCCGTGAACTTCAGCCACTTCATCAGCCAGTCGTGGTGGTTGGAGGGCTTGATGATGACGCTGTCGACGCCGTCCAGGCGCTCGGTGATGAATCGGAAGCTCTCCTGCACCTCCTCCTCGACGTTGTCCAGACGGCTGTACGACAGCGCCGTGGAAACGAAAGGATTCTGCTCGGTCCAATGATTGACGCTCTGGCCGTCCAGCACGTCGTTCCATCCCAGGACCCGCGGCCTCAGTTGCGGGATGATTTCCTGGAAAGTCGCGCGCTCGACCGCAGGATCGATACCTCGGATGTGGGTGTCTCCCATCTCAAGATATAGAGGGCGCATTGCGGAGTCTTCTCCATCAACACAAACCGGGGCGCCCCCGCTCCAGTCCGCGCCGTAGTACCAGACATCTCCACTGTGAGCCTCGTAAAAGGCACCGGTCGACTTCTCGGCATTGATCTGCCTCATGTGAAAGGTCTTGCCGCGAATCTCGACCACCACCGCGCCGAGCGTATGGTGGAACTCGCCGCGCTTACCGGTCGCCGTGTCGGTGTAGTTCGGCAGCGTGCACGCGCCGGTGGTGGTCATGATCTTCGGTAGGCGGCCCTGGGGCGTCGCCACCGTGCGCAGCTGCACCTTCGTGTGCGCCAGGATCATCGATTCGCCGTGCGTGATCGGCTCCCAGCCGGCAAGAGGCGAGACCGCGGTCGGCTGCGTCTTCACATCCGCGCACAGGATCAGGTTCTCATTTAAACGACGCCTGACATTCCACAGATACTTACGGTTTGGGTAGACCTTCGCCTCGTACTTGGCCAACGACAGCTTGCGGTACTTATCCTCGCGCAGATCGTACGGGGGCGCCGGTGCGTCCAGCCACCAGTCCGCATTGCGCTGGCTGTCGGTCCATACTGAGGTCGCGTTCTTATAGCGGATCGGGACGATCAGCAGCTCCGCGTCACGGTGCTCGCAATACTTCTTGAGGTTCTCGACGAAGGCGTCGTGCATCGGGGTCGCGTTCTGTGCCGCGGTGATGACGAAGATTTTGGAGCCGCTCAGTGAGCGCTTGTACACCTTCGGGGTGGTGCGGATCTGGGTGCCGTCCTGGCCCCGCACAACGCCGTCTTGAGGATTGGTGGTGGAGTAGCAGTAGACTTTGCCGGTCACGCACTCCCACCTCTGCCTGCCGCTCTGGGCCTTCTGCCCGATAGTCATACCCTTGCCGCACTTGGGGCATTTCGGGCGAGAGTCGCCTTTGGTGAGGAGTTTTACCGCCTCTTTCATGGTTACTAGTTTGTTAGCCACTCGTCGACCTCCTGGCTCGGGCGGCGCGCAGGGCGTCTTGCACCGAACATTTGGTTCTGATTCGATCCCGAGCGACGCCGTCCATTGAGTCTCGTACCATGATGTCGAAGACGCGTACCACTCGCTTAAATCCCGCCTGTATCTGCCGGGCCGCCCCGACGCGCTGCAGTACCTGGGTACGAAGCTCCATGTCCCAGGTTTGGGAGAAGAATACCACGTTCCTCCCCCCATATTGCAAGTTCAATCCATGGCCCCCTGACTGCGGGTGAATCAGGCCCATTTGGATCTTACCGGCGTTCCAATCGTCCTCGTCCCTCTGGGTTTTGAGCACCCGGGCCCCGGAGAAGTGCTTCAGGATCCGGGGCGTATCGAACTGCCACCAGATCGGCACCAGGAGTGGCTCGCCTGTCTCCTCGGCAATGTTCTCCAGCGCCGGGATCTTCTCATCGTGCACCCAGTGCGCGACCTCGTTGTCGTCATACACCGACCCCGAGCACATCTGCAGGAGCTTCGAGGACTTGGAGGCCGCGGACAGCGCGTCGATCTCAACGCCCTCGCCCACCTCAGTGTAGAAATCCTTCTCCATCCGATCGTACTGCGCGCGTACCGGCGCCGGCAGATCTATCTCGACCGGGATTTCGAGATCTTCCTCAATGTCGAGCCAGTCCTCTGCCCGAAGCAGTAGCGTGATATCTGCGATTGCAGCGTAGATCTCCTCGGCGGCTCCGGGCTTGGGAGTGATCTCATGCGTGTAATCATTGACGAAAAACCAGCGATCGAGGAACTGAGTGAAAGTGCGTCCGAGTCGCTGTCCGAAGTCGAGGAACCAATACTGTCCCCATAGGTCGACAAGACCGTTTGGAGCAATTGTCCCTGTGAGATTGTGCCAGTGGCTAGTAAGGTGAGCAATCTGAGCAAGTGCCTTTGCGCGTACTCCTCCGCCGTGCAGCCTAAAACCCTTAAGTCGGGTGGACTCATCTGCGATGACCCATTTGAACGGCCACTTTCGTTCACCGAGTGTCTCCATCAACCACGGGATATTGTCGTAGTTGATCGTGTAGATGTCCGCGACGGGCCGCCTCAATGCCTTCTCACGCTGTGCAGCGGTGCCCAGGATCTTCTCGACCTTGAAACCCTTGAACTGGTCCCACTTCTCAACCTCCGCCGGCCACACGCTGCGCGCGACACGCTTAGGTGCCGGCACTAGGATCGGGAATAGGTTCGCACCACCCAACCTCTGCAGATCCGCGGCCGAGAGGAGCCCGGCGGTCTTGCCGAGCCCCATGTCCACCGCGACCTTGCCACGCGGTACGTCGAGGGTGAAGTCTCTGATCAGGTCCTGGTGAGGCTTCGGGACGTAGAGCATCAGTTGAATTCAATCCAGTGCGAGGCCTCAGCCTCCACATAGTTCCGCGCCTGCTCGATCGTGTACACCATGCGGACCACGACCATCTTCTTCGCGCGGCGGATATGATCACGCCGCTGGGGGACGCGTAAGTCCCCGTCAGGGCGCTTCGTCTCCACCAGCTGCATCGTGCCGTCAGGCCACGTCACGAGACGATCTGGTACCCCAATGCGCCCCGGAGAGACGTGCTTCTCGCACATCCCGCCGACGGCCTCTACGCACTTCACGAGTGCGCGTTCGACTTTGGATTCGAGCATCTACGGGTACATCCGCGTGCCGCGAATTGTCGCGTCCGGGTACTCCTGCGCGGCGTGCACGAACCCTTCCGCAAGACGTTCATCGACAAAGGTGCCGATGTAGACCTGACCATCCAGGCCACCGGTGAGGACGAACTCCGCGTCGTCGATGCGCGTCACGCTCACTGTGCTGAGCGTCGTGACGACTTTGTGAACTGTGGACATGGTTATCCTCTCTTCCCGTAGCGGAAATTTTTCCAGCCGTCCACCGCCAACGGCAGACCCTTGGACCACCAAAAACCCTTCACGCACTGTGCCTCCAACCGCTCAAGCGGGTATGAACCAACCGGCACGTCAAGCGCCAGCTCATCGTGCACATCCATCGCCAGCGCTGTACGCTCCCACTCGGTAAGCGTCAGCAGATATTCCCTCACCGCAGGCACTCTCAACGTGTCTTTGTGAACCGCGACCGCGCTCCAGCGCATCACATCATTGGCAATGGCCTGGACGATGTTCTCCACGAACAGCCCAGGCCAGCTCTTCTCGCAGCGCCAGAACTTGCCGCGCGCGGTCCAGTAGACAACGTACGAGCGCTCGCTCACATGCCCGTCGACCGGATTGACATCGACCTCGGTAGCGATCGAGGGCGTCCAGTACGTCAGGCGCCGGCCACTGGG